AAAAATACTATCCAAGGTGTCGTCAACATCAACAAGAACGCAAGACGCGAACTGGCGTAAAGGAGTTCTGACTCCTGCCATAATTGGTGTTGGGATGTTGAGTCTGTGCCTGGAGATGGCGTCATAATACCTTTTTACATAAGACAATCTAGTTGCCTTAGGGTAGTCTCGGAAAATAGTCAACGCAATCATGATATACATGAACTGCGGTGTTTCGTAGACTTTGCCTGTGCTTCTGTCTTGTACTAGGTATTTATCCACAACCTGCCGCAATCCGGCATAGGTGAACATAAAATCTCTATCATGATCTACGAAAGTCTCTGCTTTCATAATATCTTCTATAGAATACTTTACGAAAATATCTTTATCATAGATATTATCATAAGCCAGTTTAGTAATATGATTTACTAGGTCCGGCAACTCATGCATCTTACCGAACAACTGCTTTCGCAAAGAAAATAGTAGAAGTCTAGCAGCAACGAATTGATAGTTAGGATGTTCTAGATCAATAAGGTCAGAAGCACTCTTAATCAGAATCTCTTGAATTTCTGCTGTAGTAATACCATCATAAAATTGAATACCAGAAGTCATCTCAACTTGACTCGCAGAGACCCCTGCAAGACCTCTGGTTGCCTCTTCAACCATTGTATGCATCTTATCAAGGTCAAGCTTCTCAATCTGACCATCTCTCTTCGTAACCTTTAAACCGTTGCTCATTTCTTCTTCCAAGTAGTAAATTTGAGTTTTGCTTCTAGTCCACTGTAGACATTAGATTCTACAATCTTTTTCACGTTTAGTCCACTAAGTACCATATCATTAATATCCTTTTCTCGAATATTAGATGGCCATATCACTACGGAGTCGCCTCTATCGATAGTGCGTCCGATACGTCCGACGATTTCACTGTTTCTTGGTTCGTTATCATAGACCCAAACAGGATTGCTAATCCCCCAGTTACTAATATCAAGATCAGCTCCGCACATAGCAATCGCATTTGGAATGAATGTACTGTCGAATGGTCCTTCTGTAATGAAGACTGGAGTATCTCTTTTGATTTTATCAAGTCCATAGATTTTTGGTTCATCATCGCCCATCATTATGGTTAAGTATTTAATAGGGTTTGTAGAGAGTGCTCTGCCCTGGACCCCAATAAGTTTTCCTTCTCTAATAAGAGGAATAACAATTCTTTTTTCTCCAAACTTTACACTATCAAAAGTATCAGGTTTGATTGTGTTTATAAACTCTTTAAAGTTTTCAGCATAATAAAAATCCCCACTAAAGATTGCTCTTGATTCTAGATATACCTTCGATTCCTGCACCTCAAAGGCGTTGGGCAAATCAATCTTTATCTTGGTATCAAAAGATGGTTTAGAAGTCTGTACGGTGCGGTACACATCCTCTGGAGAGTCCGCAACGAAGTTCTTACCAGTCTTCCCAATCTTAAACTTTTCAAATATGTAGTTCTTATATGTTGTAGGATCCAGACTCTTAAGAAAGTTATTGAAAGACACACTCATTCCGCAGTTATGACACTTGTAGTTGGTATTATTCTTTACACTATACAAATATCCTCTTGCCTTACTTTTGTTTTTCTGTGAATCGCCACAGATGGGGCAACGAAAGTTGTATAGTTCTGGTTTTACCCTTTTGAACTTTGGAAGTCTTGATGATATAAGATTGATGTACTTAACATCAATATAATCCATTTCATTCAGTCCGAGTTCTCTCCATTGTAGGGGAGTATGATGGAGTTGTCAAGATCTTTGAAAACAATCCAGAGTTGTTTGTGATCAATGTTACCACTGTCACAGCACCCATTGCCATCCAGACACGTTTCTCTAATCCACGTAGTCTTTGCAATACACTGTCATGATCTGTGTCCATTTTATCACGGAGTTTGTCAATTTTTGCAAAGAGTATGGAGTCAACTTCTTCTTGTTTAGTAATTCTCTCTTCATGAACAGCAAGCATTCTGCTAACTGTAGTATTTACCTCACTAAGTTTTTCAATCGCAGCATCAATTTTAAGTATTATCGGCTTCAAGTCTTCTAGTTTTTGTTCTACCAATGCTAACTTAACTTGATCGTCCATTTTTAGGGTCAAAATAAGGGTTGAAGTTCCTAGCGGTTTTAGATTCTTTTCTTTTTTGTCTCTTATCTTTTCTATCCATCAAATCTTTTATTGCTCTTCTTACAAACTTATTACGNCCATCAAACTTCATCTCTCTATCATATCCTGCAGTAGGACCTTTAGCATCAGANGAAGCACTAAAACCNCCAGACCCACCCGGAGGATTTGCTACCATACCTTCTTCATTCACATGAAACTCATGGTACATTGCTGTNCGAAAAGCATCTACAAAACGGTCAATCTTTGACTTCTCCATTGGTCATCCTTTTTAGTTCGGTCAGAATAGTATCATCTAAATCTATTTCATGAATATAAGTATGGGGATACTCAGGCAATCTATCTAAAAAGACTACAAAAGTTTTTACCATACCCCAGAGTTCTCTATCAATTTTAAAGAACAACATAGGGGTGGTAGCATCCCCAAATATATTATAAAGAATAATGAAATGATTAATCAAAAGATGAAGCTTCAAATCATTATTCAATTTGTATCTTTTAAGGAGTCTTTTGATATACCTAAAATGATTTAGGTCTTTATCAAAGTCATCCTTTGTAACCGCTTGAGGGTTCTCATAGTGTTTAATGGCGAAGAGAAGAAAGTTCTTCTCGTTCAATTCAGAAAAATACATTCATCAAGTGGGGGGATAGAGGGGTTGATTACCAGTATGGATACCAGAACCAGCAACTAAGACTTCAGACTTGACTCTCAGTTCTCCAGCGTTATCAATATAGGTTGTAACTCCAACCCATCCAGCGTGTGCTACGCCATACTGTGCTGTTTCGTTTGCGTTGGTGATAGCAGTGGTGCCAATACCATAAGCATACTTATCATAACCGCCGTGGTAGCGTCCAAACTCAAGAAGAGCACCTTGAACCTTAGCATTGGTAATGGTTGCGCCGAGAGCAACGACATAAGGATCAACAACAGTGATTATAGAACCAACACCAACTGATTGAGCAAGTGCTGTATCAAAAGTAACTGAAGTTGCAGCAACAGAAACTACACCAAGTGAAACTTGCTGATTGATATTAAGTTTAGAGAACTCAGATCCAATAGCAGGAACTAAAGTAGTATCGAAGAATACTGTCTTAAATCCTACTGGAGACAGATTATTTGCAGCGATTGTCGCAGTTCCAAATGACAAGATAGGAATATTTTTAGTTGCGCCATCAACATACAAATCACCAACCTTCAGTTGACCATCAGGTGGAATCAGATATGTGGAGAATGTAGGAAGAATACTTGATCCTGCACTAACTCCATTAGGTGCCTGAATATTTGCACTTTGAATAACTTTGAATGATGGAGCCTCATCATTAAACTGAGGGTCCTTACTATATGATACGTCCAGAATAGTAGACTTAGGAAGTTGACTTACTTGGAAGTCAGTCCCTGCGATTGCTACGCCAGAAAGTCCCATTGTGCTGCCAATTGTCAGTGACTCAGAACTGGCGATAGCAATAATAGATGCATCTCCAAAATAAGTACCAGCAATATTTTTAATACCAAAACGGATTACGTCACCCACAGAACAACCACCAGCAATACCAAAAGAGGTTGCTGTTCCCGTTACCGTTCGAGTTGAATAGTTAAGGGATACTGTTCCCGTAGATCCAACATTATCCTTATTGCCCCAAAGTGCCATGTCTTTGCCCTTAGATGAAATTACTTTGCTATCAAATATTTATAAAAATAGGAGACCCTGGAATCTCCATATTATCAATCTTCTCTGTTTTTAATTGCTTTGGTCACAACCTCAAGAAGTTGGTCATCCATATCAGTCTTAGTCAACTTAACTGCTTTAGAAAGAATAACAAGACAGATCTCAACCATCTTCTCACCGAGTTCTTCATTCTCTGGAATTTTAGAAATGGCATCATTGATAATTTTAGATGCTAATGGGAGTAGAAATGCAAGCATGATTTATATAGCGTGTAGTCTATATATCAATCCTTATTTGAAACATACTTTCCAAGTTTTTTATCATATCGTTTGACCTCACCAGGTCTCAATCTATCTTTTGCTGCTGAAGCATCTGTGGAAAACTTCTTAAATGATTTACCATACTTCATTCTAGCATCTTGTTCTTTATGGCGCTTTCTCTCACTATCAAACTGTTTCATTTGTTTTGAATCAGCATAATCAACTTTCTCAGCAAACATAGTTCGCACTCTATGATAGTTCTGTTCGTCCATCTTGTTTACAAATTCTTTTGATGCAGCAACCATAGCATCAATAGAAGGACCATCTCCCATATTATTTGAGAGAGATACTTTCATTACAGGATAAACTGCTGAAAAAGAATTATATCTATTTTGACCTGGTTCAGCAGCAGTTTGAAAATCCTGAGAAAGAAGATCTTCATCACCCTTGAATAGTTTCTTATCAAATCCAGCAAAAGGACCCGATGGATCTGCTGAGTTTGTATACGCTCCGTTACCTGCTCTCATATTACTTCAAAGCATTTTTGCCATGCTTGGCACGAATGTTTGCTTTTACTTTCTCTAATGCTGATATACCGCCAGCAGCAGGTTTCTTCTTACCAAATGTATTTGGTGTGCTACTAACTGGTTTATTGTAGCGGTTGTTGCCGTCAACACCACCACGCTCCATGCGACGGTCTTTCAAAGAATCTTCGGTTGCTTCCTTCATCTTCTCACGCTTTGCTTTTGTCTTAGCAAGGATACGTGCCTTAGCATCATCCTGATCCTTCTTGGGAATAGCAGTTACAGCACCAACCTTCTGGTCAACATCACCAGGAGAATAACCCTCAGCATGTCCTGTAGGAAGTTTACCTTGCTTCTGCATCTGCAGTCTCATACGGTCAAGCATCTGCTGTTTTTTCAGCATCTGACCTTTGACTTGTAGTTGCTTTTTCTTTGAGATTCTGCCTCATCAGCATTATCCATTTCTTCTAGTTCTACTGCTTCAATTACAGTAGCACCAATCTCTTCAAATGCCTCCTTCATTGGAGGATTAATAACAATCTTATTTTTTACTTTCTTTTCTTTGATGACTTTATCAGCATCAGTATCCTTTTCAGGAACATCTACAACTTCACGAAGATCGTCTCTCCATGCCGAGTATGTTTCTGATAATCCAAGCGATTGTTTTACAGAAGCACGTTCGGTAGCACTAATGCCCGATTGACTACCCATGTAATCATTAAATGCTTTGAAGAGATTACCACCTTCTTTTCTTGCCTTGTAACGAATCGCTTTCGTCATTTGTCTGACGCGAATCTTCACCTCTTCAGGTGCATTATCCTGCTCGGAAATCATGACTTTACTATTTTTTCTTATACTTATTTATAAATGAACGTGCTGTTTTACCATCATATGCCTTTCCACCGTCTTGAAGGTTCTGTCCTCCGTCCTCATGACCAGGAGTCATATCAGAAGCATACTTAAAGAATCCTTTAGTACCAACAAGTGTATTTGGTTTCTTAGGAAGTCTTTCTTTCTTATCCATCTTGACTTCAGTATACTCTTTTAAGTCTTTGATCCAAGATTTAAACATAATATTATCTTCGGTCACACAGATAAGATAGTTTGTTCCTCTACGAATAACTTTACCAACTAATCCAGTATTGAGATTCTCAACAATATTATCAATCTTAAATATCTTTCCTGTAACATAGTTCTCTCTAAGATTCATCCAATCAAATCTAGGAGCAATCTGCCATAGACTCCATCCTTCTTTAACATTCATCTTATTACGAAGACTGTTCATCATTTGTTTTGCAGTCTTATCATCAATATAGTCAGGAATACCCGTCCTATAAGTCTCAAAATCTTTAGCGGCAGCTGCCTTTCTCATTTTGGATGCTGACATCCCCTCAACACCCTCAGCGTCGGGATCTCTTTCTCCAGCAGATACAGTCTCCACACCAGAAAAATCATAGAGTTTGCCATTATAATCTCCTGAGAGTTTTGCGAACTCTTTAACCCGGTCACCACCAACCACAATTTTAACACTTGAATGTCCATCTTGATACCCCTGCTTCAATACGTCAAATATAGATCTTGAGTTAGGATCATTAATAATGCTCTCCGCATGATCGGGGAACATTTGCTTCATTACATCTACTTTCTCATCTGGATCATAAGGATTCTTCTTAGCATCCTGTGTTCTTGAAGGATATATTTTTAAACTTCCTTTTCCTGATTGTTTCTTAGCAGCATCAAGTAACTTCTTATGTCCTACTGTTGGAGGATTGAATCTTCCAAATACAACAGTCAGAGGTCCAAGGTCTTCTTTAGGAGAGCCATCTGCTCTCGTAGGGACTGGCATCCTCCTTGGAGTTCCGTCTCCAAATGCTCCAAACTCCCCGGAGTCAGGTGCTGGTTGCTGTTGTGTATCCTGCGTAGGTCCTGATTTAGGTTCAGTTTTTGCGGATTTCTGTTGAGTTGCGTCATCTTCACCTTTAGATTGCTTCTTCTGTAAAAATTCAAGTCTTCCTTTAACAGTCTTAGCAACCATGTTGCCGTCCTTGTCAAACCAGTTACCATGCCCATCACCTGTTAGATTCTGGCGAGCAGCAGTATCTGATGCTTGAGAAGTTCTTGCTTCTCTAAAGAAATTTAAAAACGATTTCATTACACTAGGATTACCCATAAGAATATTTAGTACAACTTTCCAAAGGGTCCAAACTTATTACCCTTCTTGATTGCTAAAAATACCATATCAGTCCAAACTTCTGATTGTTTTTTAGCAGGTGTTATCTTATAAATTGAATCAAGAAAAGCAAGTTGCATTAGTTTTGAGTTAGCAACATGTGGTTCTGTAATAAACTTTGCCTTAATATTCTCATTAAACTCATCATCATTCGTAATACGTGTGTCTGCTTTAGATTTTATTCTCTTAAACATATCAGTATAAAGTTTTTCTTTCTTCTGATACTCTTCTAAACTTTTAGGATAATCTCCATTAGCTTTATTAAAATCTTCACCATTGTCTTTTAGTAACTGAACAACCATATCTACTTGTGCCTTACCACCTCTAGCAGCACCAGCGCCGATTTGAGTTGCTTCCCATTTCAAGTTACTAAAACCAGTAGAGTTGTTTCCTTTAATCTGAAACTTATATCCCTTTCCACTTTTAGTTAGTTTTACCACGGTATCTTGAGACATCTTTTCATCAAGTCTTATAGTGGAGTCAACATCTGGAAAGTTATAATCATCTTTTTCTTCTAACGTAAGTTCCTTTACGTTAAACTCTTCCCATTTAGCCTGCTTTCCAGAAACTTTTTTTAATGATACACCTACAAGAATTCTTTTTTTATACATCTCACGCATCACTGTATTCAATTCTTGAATAGTTTGTGTACCTCTACTACCCTCAACTGTTGCGTCAATAACATCCGTAACTTTTTTAACAGATGATTTGATCAACCACATATCAGCAGGATCCCAGTTATCTTTCTTAGCAATTCCAAACTTTTTACTAACAAGGTCAGTTACATAATCCATAAATGATCCAGAACCACTGTGATCAAATACATTCCAAGTATTTTTTGAGAACTCTTCAAACATTTTGACGTGCTGTTTCCAGAAAACATCCATCCATTCTGGTTGAACATTTGGATATACCTTTCGTATACCCTCCATTGTCTCAGCATCATCATACATTGCTTGAACAGATTTCCAAGTTTTATTATCTTTCAATACTCTCTCAAACACATATGTTGATGCTTTCTCCTGCATTAACGTAGTTCTAGCATCCGCCTTTCCTGCTCCTGCAGATGGTTTATACTGTATTATAGCAGTTCTAGCCTTACCATCAACTTGTGTTGTTACAACAGTTGATGGGAAAGAGGACCCAGACATTGCTTTTGAGGCATACTTAACTCCAGCACTATCGAGTTCTTCCTGAACCATCGATGCCGTTGTTATTCTGTCTGGAGATTTTACTTCAAAAAAGGTACGCCGAGAAGAGGACTTGTCTGATATTGCAAGAGACTTGTCCTGTTGAATCTTCTCGATAATACCAACTAAGGCGACGATAGCATTTTTCTTTGCTGCCATCTTTTGTCTCAGTCAATCCAGGAGTTTACAATCTCTTCAAACTTTTTCAGTTCTGTCTCCGAGAAAGACACTTCTTCGTTTGCTTTGTTGAGAGTCTTGACGATCTTCTTAGAACGATCATATGACTTCTGACGCTTTTCATCAGTAGTAGAAGGACTTACAACCTCACGTCCTAGGTTACCTGCCTTACGGAACATCTTGTTCTTAGGAAGTTCTTTGTAACCTTCTTCCATTTTCTCATCACAATCATCATCGCACTTATGACCTTTCATACCGTGCTTCTTCTTATCCTTAAGAGCCTTCTTCATTGACTCTTTTTGATTACCATCCTTATCAAAGTCTAGGTAATCAGGTTTTGCTCCCTCACTCATTCTCTTAGCAACTTTCTGAGCACCAGAGGAAACTTTCTCTGCTGCTTTCTTCAGCATACCTTTAATACCAGACTTTGCTTTTACCTTAGCATCAACTGCTGCTCTAGCAGTCTGAGCAGACATATTTTTAGCAGTCTGTGACGTTCTTCTTGCTTTGTCTTGTACTGCTACCTTAGCAGTCCTATATGCACCATACGTTTTAACAGCACCGGTTGATGCTTTAGACTTTACTTTGTCCATTGCACCCTTAAGTCCTGACTTCATTGCCTTGACTTTCATTGCTCTAGGACTATCGGTATCACTACCATAAGTCACTTTTGCTTCAGAAAGCATTCCATCAACTATAAGATCAACACCAGTTACATCATAACCTTCGTCAAACAATTCTTGAACAATCTCTTCACAAATATCGTTAAGTTCTTCTTCGTTAATCAAGGAGAAATCCAACTCACTTAGGGAATCTCTACTGGCATAGAACTCTTCTTTAGCTTCAGGATTATGGACAGCCTTGTAAGCCTCCATGAAATTACGCAATACAGAAGACATTTCTTTTAACACATTACTTTTTTATATTTATATTATTCAAATATTCTCTTTCGTTTTTGTATATTATAGAGGGATCAAGATATAATTCAATACCTGTTTTTATTTCTGGAAACAACCATTCGTGAACTGGTAGACATGCTTTCCAATTCACCGGTTGAATACAGTTCATAATTACAACAGACCAAAAGGCAGCAGCATAGTTAAGGACTGTCGTCATTTACTTTTTCGTGTCCATACACGATTACAATTTTTCTATATTCAGTGGGACTGCCCGAATCAAAATCCCAACATTTATAGTGCTCTACTTTGCCACCGATGTCTTCAGCGATACGATTTATCTTAGAATAAGNAACATCATNTNTAATCATAAGTCAACTCCAAATCTTGCATCNCCAACTACTGTTGTATATTGGTCAAGTGTTCCATCNTGTTCGCACTTNAGNTGCCATCNTGTCATAATGATTACATTATCTTTATGNAATCCAGACAACATTTTACGTCCTTGTTTAGTCTCAGTNCTCCAAAGTCCATATCTGGTTTCCCAAATATAAAACACGTCATCAATTAGTTCTCTAGTCTCTTTGTCTCCAGTCATCTGTTCTGTTTTGGTGGAACCAATCGTTGATGTCATCTGCGCTATTAAACTCTGTTTTGTGATTGGATGGATCAGGGTCTCCCAAGTCCATCCTATTCATAAAATCATCCAAACTTCCTTCTTGAATGTCTGGATTATGTGCTATTCTTTTTGATCTTCTCAACATTTCACCAGCAGATCTATTTGATTTTGCTAGTTTAGTTGCCCATATCATATCAGATAGTTGTACTTCTTCACCTTGACTGATGCGTTTACAAATAAACTCCATCCGTTGCCGGTATTGATTAGATAACATATCCTAATCTCTTTTATTTTATTATTTATTCTTCTATAGGAGATTCCTCTTCTGCAATAAGACCTTTTTTATTAAATCCAAATGGTCCAGTTTTTTCCTCTGCGCGATTCTTCATAGCAACACCAGCAAGAGATTCCATGATTTTTAAAATGTCCTCTGATTTTGCGTTTTCACCAAGTTCTTTAGCAACATACCAATACTTAGGCCAAAACTCTTCACCTGCAATGAGATATTCATTAAGACTAATCGTTTTCATTTTCCTCCAGTGTCGTAGTTAAGTTTGTCGTCTTCTTCTTTCAGTTTACGTTGACGGATACCTTCATGCAGTTTTGCGATAGCAGCACGAACTTCAGGAGTTTCATCAAACTCCCATTCATCATTCTTCTTGTTCTTGAACTTTTTCTTGGTCACGGAGTTCTACCTCAATTTTAGTGTCGAGTTCTACGATAAGATTACGAATATCAATGACCCTTGTTGGACAACAAGATAGATCTAAAGTATATCCATGCTGTTCACGATACAATGCCTGTCGAAGAGCAACTGCAGTTGGTATACCAATTTCAAGATTAATCATACATCTCCCTCTACACGATTTTCAGAATAATAAGAATCAAATGTTCCTGCAGGGTAACGAGCACTCAGTTTCTCAATGTTCATATCAAGAATCTCATCAAAGTCAGTATCCAATGCCATAAATGCTTGAGCAAGATACCAGCAGATATCTCCAAGTTCACGCTTCATGTGGAATACATTATCTTCTGTATAAGGTTTTCCTTGAAATACAATCTTCTTCACTACTTCAGTAAACTCACCTGCTTCTGCAGTCAGTCCCAAAGAAGCAGTTAGAAGTTGAGTAGTGTTTACTCCAGAAGCTTCAAGTTCAGCAAGACGAGATGCCATAGCACCATAGTTCAAACTAGGTTCACTAGTAGTTTGTTTTACAAAGTCAACATAATTATTCAAAACTTAAATCCCTCAAATACTTTCTTAGGTTTGTCCTCATAACTATACTGCTCTTCCTGTTTGTTGTCAAGCAAATCATCCTGTGCGGTTTGCTCACAATCATACAGTCTCATTTTTGCACGATCAACACCAATCACGAATCGTTTGAATACCGTCTCGGCATTATAGCGATTCTTCAACTGCTTTACAAGTATCTGTCCCAACTCCTCAAGCTCATCAGTTTTAATAAGGGCAAACATAAGATCAGCAGTAGCAGGGAGACCAAAGGACTCACTAGTATCAGTGAGTTCAACATCACTGCTGCCATAACCAGAGCGAGTGGTCTGCGTGGCAGAAACGATAGGGACGTTTGCTTCGACAGCCAACCCTCGAAGTTCTTCAGCAATAGCTTTGACAACTGTATATGAATTGACATTGCTACCTGCGCGATATCTTTCGGAAGCACATATATTAAGGTAATCAATGAAAATAATATCAGGTCTAAATGACTTCTTAAGTGCAAGTTCATTAAGAAGTGACC